TAATACTACAGACTCGTTGTCAATTGTGACACCATCATTTATTATATGAGTTTGGTCTAAAGTTTTTAATACACCAGCATCAGAACCAGTTAATAAAGTTCCGCTTAATGCAATAAAATTAGTACCATTATCAGTCATAGTTACGTAGAACGTATCGACTGTGCTGCCATCATTTAATTTATTATTACCTGTATCATCAATTGGTTTTGATGTTACTAGGTAAGGCATAGTTCTTGTTGAATCTAATGCAATACCAGTTTCAACCATGGTAACTGTTTGATTATCTTGACTACCATCATTATTTAAAACTGTATCATCAATTGGCTTCAATATACCAGCAGAAGAACCACTTAATAGTGTTCCAGTAGGAACATTAAAGACAGGATTAACACGAGTTAGATCAGTAACATCATTTCCTGAATCTGTAATAACACTATCATTTAATGTAACAGAAAGGATTTTAATTAATGATTCTAAAGCTGTACCGATTGAAAATTCATTACGAATATCGTATTCACCAAATACCTGAGTACCAGCTGGGTGAATTAAATTCTTAACAATTGTTTTGTAAGAATCTAATGCTTGATCAATTTTAATAACATATGAGAATGCTTGATAGTATTTACTATCTTGAATAAATACCGCATCATCTAAGAATCCATCGTTGTTAACATAGTAACCTGGATATTTTGCCAATGGTCCAAGAGTTACTTTAATAATTGCAGGATCAGTAGTAGTTACTTGAGAATCGATATTAGTAATACCAAATTCACGAAGTGTAATACCAGCATATGCACCATCAAAGAAGTTACCCTTTTGAACGCCATATGATGCAATATCTGCAGCAATTTCAGCTGAACTTTCTAAGTTATAATCAGCAGTATTAAGAGATCCAGATTCAGCAAATCCATTTAATGATTCTGTAATAGTAAGATTAACAGTTTTATTTGCTGGCGCAAGGAATGTATCAACACGTTGAATAATAGTACCAGCAGTTCCAGCTACGTCTTGTCCAGAAGTGGCAGAAATTGTTGTAGTAAAATCTGTTGTATATCCAGTACCATATTTAATAAACTGACCAAGAGCAATACCACCATTCGCATCAACAGCAGAAACTTTCATAATGGTTCCATAACCATTATAGTTGTTGATATTATAGAGGTCGCCTACTTTAAAACCAGATCCAGGTTTCTCAACAATTAAGTTTGAAGTAGTTGGTAATATCTGAGCATTGAATACCAATTGATTAGTTGCTGGATCAATATAGCGTAAAGTATCACCAACTGAAATTGTACCAAAGAAACGTCTATCAAGAATTAACTCGTATAAATTATTTGATATTCTAATTGCACGATCAACTTCAACCTCAACATACTGACGGCGATCAATAAGAACACGAATAATTTTAGTTTGTGTTACTACATCAACTAATTTACCAACAATATCCTCTGGTTTACCAACAAGGATATTAACGAATACGGAAACGTCTTGATTCCATTTACCATCCGAAGCACGCAACATTTGAGTTGCAGGATAATCAAGTTCAATAGTTTTATTAAAAAGAATTCTAAACAATAATCTAAACGACGCTTCACTACCCTTTGCTAGATATAAATCTTTAATTTTACTTAATAAAAATCTTTCGTCAACTGTAGAATATGGTAAACTTGTAGCAAGTTCAGACTTAAAATATGTAATAAATGTATCAAGTGTGGTATCTAAATCTCGTAAAGATATTGGATCCTGTTGCGTACTTTCTAAAAATTCATAATATGCTTTTAAAAAATCAACGAATGTTTGATAGTCATCCCTGATAAATTCAGGTAGCTGTGATGCTACTATCGATGAAACTTTAGGTCTTGTAATCATTATGAACGACTAGAAGTAAATGTATAGTTATAACCACCACGTAGATCACCAGAAGCAGTTGGATCAGGAATTGCTGTAATTTTTAAATGTTCTGGAGGAATATGTGCGATTTGTGTTAATGCTGAAACTACGTCATTAGATAATGGGCGAATAGAAATTTCTAAGTCTACGTTAGCAAGACCCGTAATGTTTAAATTTCTAATATCCACGATACCGTTTGCGTAGTCAATAGTTCCAATAGAACCATTAACAATTATTTTAATACCATTTTGTCCATATTTAAATAAACGAACATATTGAACACCATCATCATCAAGGTAATGTAATTCATCGCTACCTGCGATATAAAAACCAGTACTCTTAAATGATTCTTCTGGTTGACCAGAGCTCCAAATAGGATTAATCATATTTAGAAGGTATTGTGCAGAGGTATTATAGCGAACAATTAATGCTCTACGCAATAGAATAGTTGTAATATTATTTGTGATTGATGGATCGCTTGCGTCAATCAAACGACTTAATTTAGAATATCTAAACACGCCATCAAAACGATCAAGTTCATTAACGTCATACGCATTAATTGTATTTGTAACTAATGATGCGATGTCAGAAGCAGTTTTTGTAGTAGCCTGTTCATTATAATAAACAGTTGATGTGATAGCAATATTAATATATTCTGGATCAACAATAACTGGAATTACTGAAACCACATTTCTTGATTGTAGAATACTTGAAGTAAGTTGAGATTTTTGTGTAGTTGTTAGTTTATCAGCATCTTTTGGTTTAACGCAGAGATATACTTTACCATATACTGGAGGATTATTATCCTCGCCACCCCAACAAGAAACTGAGGCAGCATCAGAGAATAAAGAGTATACAAGTGCTTTATAATCGTCAGGTGTAACTGCACGATTTTGTGAAGCATACATTCTTGGTGCATTAAAACGAATAGAATCAATATCTTCTGGAGCAGCACCATTTGATGCAATACCAGTTGTTACTACACTTATAGTAGCGCCAACACCCAGTGATCCACCAGAATACGTAAATACTCTTGCGCCATTTGGAGCATCTAAACTTGATGAAAAATAATTTAAACGAACCACATTACCAGTGGATAATGCTATACCAAGATTGCCATCACCAAATGTTAATTCATATAAACCATCATCAATTTCTTTTACCCAATATACTTTACTTACAGAATCAACATTAATTAAACTATCTGCCTGATAAAAGGTTTCGAATATTGATGATGACTGCGATTCCTGAACACGAACTGTTAATGTATTTAAATCAATATTTGAATTAGGAATAATAAAACGAGTTCCACTGTCAACTGTATAGTTATATGTTAGTGGAGTACCTTCTGTAATTACAATATTTTGAAAAGTAAAAATACCAGTACTGCTAGTTGCAGCAACAGAACCTCTATTAAAGAAAGTATAATTTTTACCATCAATTGTAGTATTAAATTGACTATATGCTGGTAGAACTAATGTATTTGCTGCTGGGTTATTTGTATTAACTGTAACAGTAACTGTTGCTTGAGATGATGTGGCAGAACGTGGCGAATATCCAAGCATCTTGGAAAGAGAAACTACGCTATTACGTTTACGAGCAGAATCTAAAAACATCTCATTAATTGCCATGTTATTATACAGTGCATTATAATGTGTGTTATATGCTAAGACGTCTAATAAAACCGACATAGCAGAACCTTCAAAATCATAATCTTGAAATTCTGATTGTCCGCTTAAAAATGTTTTTAAATTGGTTTTTATCTGATCAAAGTCTAGATCAGTAACATTAATTTTTTTGTTAGAGGTTGCCATCTTATCGTGTTCTCTGTAGAGTTAAATCTAGCGTTATTGGAGCAGTAGTATTGAGTATAGTAAATTCAATCGAAACGTCAATAGAGTAATCATCTTCATTTGTTACAACAACAATATCAATAATGCTTACTCTTGGCTCAAAACTATCAATAGTATCTGTAATTGCTCTTTTTAGCATAGCACCAAGCATTGGTGTTGCTGGTTCAAATAGCAATTTTTTAATTGGACTGCCGATTTCGCTATGGAAAGGTCTTTCATAATTAGCAGTAAGAATTAGATTTTTTAATGCAGTTTTAATCGCATCTTCATCATATCTACGTGTTACATCGTGAGTCACTGGATTTAACGTGAAATTTAAATCTAAATCTGAAAATAATCGGGTATTCTTTGCCATATGTTTATTTAGGTTATTCTACTGATGTCTTTGCAGAACCTTGATTTACATAATCCCCGTCTGCAATTGGATCATTAATTCTTGCTGCCAAAAATCCCTCAAAATATGTTTTAGATGCACCAGAAGTTATTTGTCTCAATGCATCCTGATGAACAGATCTATTTGCAGTATGTTGTTCAAATTGATCACCAACCACTCCAATTAAACCTTCTGCAACAAAACTTTTAGTACATTGATTTTTATGGGTAAGAGGTGTTGCTGGACCACCATCAGCTCCAGCAGATAAAGCACCCTTATAAGTCAATGCTGGCATTATTTCTTTTCCTGTGGTGGTGCACCATTATCGAGAAGAACAAATCCAGAAGGCATGCCTTTGGAATCTCTTTGGTAGACTTTATCGTTTACCATAGTAAATGCCATTTTACGATTTCCTGTAGGTTTATAACCAGTATGAATCCAAACTTGATCTTTATAGCGATATTCTAAAATAATCTGATCATAATTAATAAGTTTCTCTAACTGTTGAACAAGCTGATATGTTTTATTAAAACGATCAGGTAATAATAAAGCAACATCAAAACAATGACCTTTACAGTGATCAGATGTTGGACTTTCAGTTTTAACAACACCTTTTAAACGGTATCCTGAACTGATTGTCCACTGTTTACCGTATCCACCAATACCACCTGGAAGAACATCTAGGTATGGTTCAAGTACATTTTGAGCAGCAGTGGCCAAGTTACAAACAATTTCTTGAACTTTATATACACGTTCTGGACTACTTGCTGTATCTTTAAGCACTTGATCAACAAGTTTATGTGGTCCAGTTAAGCCACCTGATATTAACATACCAAGCGTAAAGTTTTTGGACATTCTATAATCGTTAGTAAAGTTTGTTGTATTGTAAATAACTTGACAATCAACAGGAATTTTACTATCTTTACCACCAGAAGGGGATGCTGGAGTTTCAGAAGCTACAGGAGGTGGTGCATTTGGAACACCAGTAGATTGAGCTTGATCATTATTAAACTTACGTCCTTCTGGAGTAGCATAATCTTCTGGTGTTTCAGCAGAAGCTAATTCTTCAGTTTGACGATCTGGTGGTTGTAATTGAGGAACAACTGGATCAACTGGATCTCCAGCAGGTGGAGGTGGTAAATCAAAGTCAGCAACATCTTGACCACCAGAAGCACCATTACCAAAATTACCTGTTGCATAATCAGCATTAAGAGTTGCGCCTGATTTAATATTCATATCAGAAGAAGATTCTAACTGAAGTGCGTTTGATTTAATGCTTGTGCCTTGTCCTGCTTGGAATAATAAATTATTAGCAGATTTAGCAGTCATATTATCCGCTGCAATATGCAAACTACCAGCTGCTTTAATTTGCATATCACCACCAACAGCAATATCTAAATCATTGGCAACACCAATTGATAAATTATTACCCACAGTTAAAGTAGCATTACCTTCTACCTGAACATTAGCGTCAGTTCTTGCGTAAATATTAGCATTACCTTCAACAGTAAGGTTACAGTCTCCGCCAACGTGAATAAAACCATTACGTTCCATAATTATAAAGTTTTCACCAATAATATAATTAGTCTGTGACCCATTAGGATCTACTTCAGTATATGTTCCTGCTCTATGATAAGTATGGATACGTTCTTGTCCTGGTGTATCATCAAACTCTTGAACGTGACCTGATTCAGTTTCTAATACTTTATTGTATGGATACTTTGCACCATATGCTGGCATTGGTTGATCCCAAGAGCCTTCGCCATTTGCTAATGGAACACCCAATCTTCTATTTGCATCTTTCTTAGCAACAATAGTACCATCAATAATGCCACGTGCTAAACGATTAGTATCTGGTTCATTGATATAATCTTTTAGTGGATACTTATTATTTGGATCTCTAAATCCAGTATTATCAGTACCACGAGCAACACTTTCTGGTGATGGTCCAGGAGTTGGACTAGATCCATCTGCTGGTGGCTCAGGTGTTGGAGTTCCAGCATCTTTATCTACTGAGCCTGTTGCTTGTGCTCCATAAAAATATTGGTAGTAATCTAATTTACGTGCTGCGATATCTGGAGAATTAACACCAACAGATTTT